TGATTATTAATAATAATAATTATATTTATGAATTAGTTGAAATTTGTAATTTTGAAAATGTTAAAGAAAGAGAAAGATATCATATTAATAATACTCCAAATTGTATTAATAAAAATAAATTAAATGGATTAAATAAAGAAAGGAAAAATTTAAGAAATAAATTATATATGAGACAAAAAAGAGCTAATGAAAAGAAATGGGGAGATCTATATCATATCCAAACGGATATTTTTTAATTTTTTTTTTATAATATAATATATAATGCAAGTTGCTTTTTTAATTCCTTCAACAACAAATAAAAGAACTTGGGAATCATTTGAAGAAACATATCTAAATAATATTTTATTAAAGACATTATCTGAAATGAAATGTAAAACAAAATTTAAAGTATTTATTGGATATAATGATGATGATAAAATATATTCAAAACATAGAATAAATAAATATAAAGATATAGAAATTGAATGGGTTGCTTTTGATTTTATTTTTAAAGGAAACCCATGCGGAATATGGAATGTTTTAGGACATAAAGCTATTGATGAAGGTTTTGAATATTTTAAAGTTCTTGGAGATGATATTAAGATTCCAGCAGATAATTGGTTAGATAAATTTATAGTTAATTTAAATATAAATAATAAAATCGGCTTTTGTGCCGGATGGTCTAATAATGATAATATTCCAACTCAATTTTTAATTCATAAAACTCATATTGATACATTAGGATTTATATATCCACCTTCAATTGCGAATTGGTTTTGTGATGATTGGATGTACGGAGTATATCCGCCAAAATATAGATACTGGGATAAAGAAGTTAAATTATTAAATTTAGGAGGAGAACCTAGATATCAACCTAATAATGATAAGAAATTATGTGAAAGATTAATTAAAAGACATAAACCTCATATAAATAAGTTAATAAATCAGATTAATAATAAATAATATTTATAATATTATTATGAGAAATTATGAAAGATATGGATATTCATTAGAGGAATGGAAAGCATTAAATAAAAAATTTAAAGTTAGAGATTATGGTGGAAGACCAACAAAAGAAGAAGCCGAATATAAAAAAGAACATTTAAAATTTAAAGTGAAAAGAGGAAAATTTCTAATTGAATTTAAATAATATATAATATAAATGAATTCAGATAATGGAACAAAAATAAAAAAAAGAAATAAAGCTAATGATGTTTTTATAACTCCTCTTGAACTAGCAAAAAAACATATTGATTTAATTGAATATAAAGATTCTGATATTTGGTATGATCCATTTAAAAATTCAGGAAATTATTTTAATCAATTTCCAAATGATAATAAAGTATGGAGCGAAATATTAGACAATAAAGATTTTTTTGAATATAATGATAAAGTCGATATAATATGTTCCAATCCTCCTTATTCTATGATAGATAAGATTTTAGAAAAATCAATATCATTACAACCTCATACAATTTCTTTTTTATTAGGAACTAATAATTTAACAGCAAGAAGAATTGAAATAATGAATAATCATGGATATGGTTTATATAAATGTGTAATGTTAAAAGTTTGGGATTGGTTTGGTTTAAGTTATATAGTTTATTTCAAAAAAGGAGAAAAAAATTGTATAGATATAGACAGGACGATATATTACACAAAATAAAATATAAAAGAAAAAAAATATATTATATATAAATATGAGTTCAGCTCCTAAAATAAGAAAGATAATTGATCCGCCAAAAGAAGATAATAGAAAGATACATCCTAATCTTCCCCAACCTCACGCACAAATGCTTATGATAATGCCGTGTAAATGCGGAAAATCGACAATCGGCTCAAATTGTTTGATGAATGATGATTTTTATGGGATTGATTATTTTGATATTCCTCCGCTGGTTATTTCAAACACAATAAATACGGATTTAACAAATAGATTCTTGAAAAAATGTTGTGATACTCATGATAAATATGATGATAATATAATTCATAAATTTGTTGAAAAACAAAAATCATATGGTAATGTTTCACAAATGCCGAAAGCTTGTGTTTTTATTGATGATTGCTTGGGAGATAAAACAACAGCACTTGATAATTTAGCAAGTCGATATCGCCACAGCAATATTCATTTATTAATGATATCAACTCAATTATTCAGAAAAGTAAGTCCAACAATAAGAGCAAATGCAACTAATATTTTAATTGGAAGATTACAGAACGCAAGAGAACTTGATAAACTTGATGAAGAATATGGAGGAATGTTTGATAATAAATTTAGAGAATTATATAAAAAAGCAACTAAAAAGAAATATGATTTCTTACATTTAAATCTTCAAGAAAATCCAGCAGAAGCATGGATTAATTTTGAAACAAAAATATATCCAACAAGTGAAAATGAAATTGAAGAAAATGAAGATGAAGAATAATTTAAATAAATATATTGAAAAAATAATATATTATTAATAATTATAAAAATGGATCTATATGGATATAATGAAGCAGTATCACAAGGAAATTCTTATAATTTAGAATCATCAGAAGGAAATGCTGACAGACGGATAAGAAATCAAAATCTTGATGAAGAAATAGGAAAATTAAAAGCATCAATTCCAAAAGCAGATAAAAAAATAGATACGGAAACCAAAAGCGAACAAGAACAAAATCTTGTTGAAACTGCTCTTGATGGATATGGATTAAAGAAAGTTAATGATGCTTATAAGAAAGGTTCAAGTACAGCAAAAGGAGTTCAGAGTTTAGTTAACAATAAATTAAAAGCAAATCCAATTCCACAAGCAAAAGCATCAGGCGGAGCAGGTGAACTTGATGCTGATGTTAATGCAGTTTTAGATAATGAGAAATCTATGACTGCTATAAAATCCGGAGTTAAAGCTGAAACAGCAGGATCAGAAGCAGTCCAAGTTGTTTCAGATGTTGAAAAATTAGAAGCACCTGTATCAAAAGGAATTGGTATGGGAGCAAAAGCATTTGGAGGTGCTGGTGCTTTAATAAGTGGAGGCATGGCTATTGAAGATTTAGAATCTTCATCACATAAAAACACAGCAGAAAAGATTGGTGATTATTTAACAATAGGAGGTTCAACAACAGAACTTCTTGGATTAGGTTTATCAGCAACACCAATTGGACTTGGTTTGGATATTCTTGGAGGAGCAACATCTTTGATTGGTTCAGCATTTTCAGAATTTGGTAAAGAAGAAGCATCTAAAACTGCAAAGAAGAATGTTGCTAAAAAAACACAAGCAACAGCAGATAATCTTGCTTCACAAAAACAAGCAGACACACCGGCATCAGCAACCGCAGGAGGATTTGGAGCAACAGCTCAATATGGAGGTTCGGCAGAAAAAACAATTCAAGCAAGTGGATCTTTTTAAAGATAATATCTTTTTTTATTTATTTTTATTTTTTATTCTTTTAAAATTATTATATATATTTAAATTATAAATATGAGTGGTTTTTGGGGAGCATCTAATAAAATTCCAGTTAAACAAACTTCAACAGCAATCAGTTCAACTAATGGATTATCTTATTCACAAGGTCAGGTGATTCATATAGATATTCCTCCAAGTATTAAATTTATTCAACCGAAAGAATCATGGTTGCAATTCGATTTTAAGATTTCTAATCCTGTGAACGCATCTGATGGTGTTTCTCGCCTTCAATTAGACGGACAGATTGGCGGTCAGAGTTTAATTCGTGATATTCGCATATATTCGAGCACCGAGAACGGCGGAGTTTTATTAGAGGAAATTCAGAATTATAATTCTATGGTTTCAGTTAAATATGATTATAATACAGATGATAATTTAAAGAATAAAAGAGCAATCGGAGGTGAAGGTTGTACTATTCACAATCCTAAAACGAGAGGCAGTTTAGGAACTCCTAAATCTATGGTAGCCGATATATTTAACAATCCTTATTTTCAAGCACCTCCAACCGGTAATCAGACATCTGCTTTCACCAACTCTTCTTTCACAACAGCAAAACTAATGCTTCCATTACATACAGGCATTTGGCAGTCTGATAAGGTATTTCCCAATCTTCTGACGGGCTGCAGGCTCGAAATAACCCTTGAAAGTGCAGATAGATGTTTAAGATTATTAGAGTCGGCAATTCCAACCAATAGAGCATTTTTAAATCCTCGATTTGATTCTGTTAATGGTTCAGGAAGTTCTGGTGGTAATGTTAAATCAGGATTAGCACAAACTGATAAAATGACAGAATTTTATATAACAAAAGAAAATAATCAAACTCTTGCGGAAGCATGTCCTTTTGTAGTTGGAGAATGTGTTTCCTTTGTTCCTGCTAATGGTTCATTAGTGCAAGGATCAGAATTCCAAGCAACGAGTGGGAATGGTGTTCCAGCACCAAGAATCGCATCCATTAATGCTTCCGGTAATGCTTCCGGTGGTGAAGGTTTGATTCAGATTGTATTGGATCAAGAATATGAACTAACTAACACAGCAAATGTTGTTCCGGAATCATCTTTTGTTTATTCAGCATCTGTTGATTCGGCAATTGTAGTTCAAAATCCAACTTATAC